TGTAGTCACTTCTACACATTTATCATTGATGTAACAATGTGCTTTTCGGTCTGAATCTATTTCAATTCTAAATCGATAAACTGTGCTTGCCGCGCATGTCACTCCACTTGCTTTCGCTGTGTCTGTGCCACCAATTGAACTTTCAACTACCCATCCTGCATCTGTATCATCAGTTGAATATCTGAAGTATACCTGATTTGAGTCTGTTGCTATTACTGGTGTGTTTGTTAATTTCAAACCTGCCCAGAATAGAATTGTCGCTACTGATGCCGGTGTTTTTATTGCTGCTTCCCAAATTACTTGGTTTTCAGTTCCCCATTTAACTCCTGTCCACGGTGTGTATTCAGAGTCTAGATGTGGCAATAAAATCACTTGGTCGTTGTCTGCTGCAGTTGTTGTCAAAAGCATAGCCGCGTCCGTTGCCGAATACGTACTACAAGTTGTAACTGCATTTTCTCCCAAAAGTTCGAAGTCTGTACTAATTGCTCGAGCTATTTCAGTTGTGTACACTGCATCAATATCTCCGTTAAGACCAACCTTTCGTCCCATCCATTCAAGATAATATCTCTCTGGACTTCGACTAAAATTTCCCTCAACTTTAACTTTGTCTTTGTACACTCGGTCGCCAGTCATGTTTCCGCTTACTATTCCTTGTCCTACCATTTTAATTCAAAAACGGCAATCTAAAGACGGCCCATTACGTAGATTGTTCTTGCTTCGTTATCAGTTGCTCCTGGAATCAGTAGTCCTGTCGCGTCTGTAATTACTAGGATTGGTTCCCAGTCGTCAGTTGCTCCATAACTTGAAGCTGTCACAATTTTTGAGATACTCACAAGTGAACTGATATCGATGGTATCACCGTCGTCAGCTGTTGCTGGAGTAACTATCTTGTAAACATTAAACCCAACTTGTGGGTCGTTTGTTACCGTACAATCATCTATATCTATTGCTGCTATTTTTTTTACCTCCTGTGTGATTTAGTTGGGATGCCTGTTCTGGCACTTGTCGTTTTTTTTATTCTCCGACCGAGAATATTCAAATAAAAAAATAAAAATAAAATTGTTATTTACAATATATTGTCAATAAACGCGTTGAACTTTGGATTTTTCATCACTAGACATTGGTACTGCTTTAGATAGAACTTATCCGAATCGTTAGTTTTACCTAGCGCTTCGTATGTTGTATCCTGCAAAACCCTCATCTCGATGTAATCTGTATCAAGGAAGTAAATCTGTTTTGCACCTGAAGTGTTGCTTAGGTACTGTGAAGGAATCAGTGGAACTGCTCCGACCATAGTCCATAGCACTACTGCTGCTGGTACACCGAATGGCAATACTCCTTCAGGGACGTCGCTTGGGTTATATCGGTACGTGTCCAATATAATCTTTCGCACATCTCTTATTGCAGAACTGGATCCAATTGCTAACTTAACGTTTCCGCTGTCATCAAATGAATTCTGGCATGCTTCTTCAATGCTATCAAATGTCAATGCTGCGCCGTCCAAATCTACAACGTTCTCTGTCCCCTGTAACTTTACGATACCTGAGAACTCAGTTGCGTCTGTGGATGCATCACCATTAACGATTAAACTTTCTTCCAATTCCTTTAGTGCTTTTGCCGCGGTTAGAACTCTTAATTGCATAGCGTTAGAGGCTGCAACGTTTCCGAATGCACTACCACCTAACCCTGAACCAGTTCCCTGGAAACCTTCCAATACGAACGCAGGTTGTGCTGCTCGTGCCGGTCCGGTTACTCGACCAACTGAATAAAGGAATTTGATTGCAGTAGAATAACGATCGACTGTATCGTTCGCTTCTCCAAATGCACCATCTTCTAGTGCTGTAAACGCAGCACCTTTTTCTGTGATTTCGTTCCAGTCAGCATACATTCCCAAGTTTGTCACTCGAGGAATTAGCTCAACCAAAGGTGTTCTCTTCCTTGTCTGATCAATCAGCAAAGGAGACAAATAGACCGGAATCATTGCATACCCTGCAGTTCCTGGTCCACCCTGTGTAGTAGTGGTAGCTTTCATGTCGGCCTTAAGCCTCAAATCTTCTCCACTTACTGGGTCCCAATATCTAGTTTTGCTTTTAAGATTTGCGAACGACTCGAAGTATGCGCCTTGAAAATCGAAATCATCAACGCTTACACTTCCTGTGAATGCTTGTCCCATTTTAGCAAAGGTCTAAAGGATCAACAGATTTTAAATCAGCTTCAGCTGCTTTCTTATCTGGTTCATTCTCATTGTTGTTCAAGGACTTATGTACGGGTTGTTTTAAAGCATCTGTAATCTTAGCAAGGTTCTCTTTCATTTCTGATTGAGCTTCCTTCATAGAAACATTATCTTTCACAACAGCGTCGTACTTTTCGTTCATAGACTTCAATTCGTTTGAAATAGATTTTAGCGCTTCTACTGATTTCTTGTCAACGTCATTCGAACCTTCGCCTTCTCCAGCATCGCTGCCTTCGTCGGTTTCAGTTTCTTCTTCGTTTTCGTCATCTGTCATCTTAGAATTTTTTGTGTGTAATTTAGTTATATCACCATCCTTTCGGTTGGTAGAATTTGATTTGCTCTTGACCTCGAGCTGATTTGCTACGCTTGGGTCTGCTTTCTTTCTCTTCTTGTATTCCTCTAGCGCGTCCATTGATTTTGTTGAGATTTCTGTTAATTGGGCTTTTGTGTTGCATGGATTTCCTGTTAAGGCTACGTTTAATAAAATAACATCGTTCAGCATTCGAATCGCCTTTCCTTCTCTCTGCTCGTAGCTTATGTCGGTTGCTAAGAAGGCCACACTAAATGCATCCAAGTATTTCTCTACTAGGTTTCCCTTGATTGATTTGTAGTTTGGGTTGTTCCGGTTAATCTCTGCTTTGACGCTTGTTGAGAATCTTCCCTCTCCTAGTTCCTTAACCGTTGCATCGATTATCTTTCCAGCTGGGATTTTGGTCTTGTTGATTTCCTTCTCTTCATGCGATTCTCCTTTGAATGCTTCGTGCTCTAGGTCTAGCTTCATGTTCCGATCTAGGATTTGTCTTTGCATACTCTCCTGGCAATTCTTTGTCATAATGTCGTTCACAAAATCGATGTCATTTGTAGAAATATCCCCATTAACAAATAGGTGCTCACCGTCGGCTTTCGTTACAATATTCAGGTTCAACGGCGTTGTGAATGTGAATGATGCTTCTTGATCCATAATCAGTCTAACTCTTTTTTTATTATAAATCTACTTTCAAAATTTTAGAAGGATTATTTATTAACTAAGTTGTGGATTCTAGTGTGTTCCCCATGTGTTAAGCATTCCAGATTTTCTATTTTATTATTCAATTTATTGAAATCCTTATGATGTATATCATGACCCTTTGGTATTTCTCCATTATGTTTTTTCCAGACAATTCTATGTTCTTCGATAAATTTATTCTTAACCCGAATCATCATATATCCACGATAAATATATGGAGAGGTATTTTTACATAATGACTTTGAAATTTTATCTTTTGTTTCTTCTGAATGTTTAAATCCTGTTTTTAACTCAGTATTTGTTCTTGATTTCAATCCTAATTTCTTAAAACGGTCATATATTGCTGACTTTGATTTGAACCCGAAGAAGTCTGCTATTTTTCGATAATCCCAACCATATTCATAATAAAACATTTTCATTTGTTTTAAATCAATTTTAATCTTATTAGATGGGGTGAATCCTTTTGGTGGTGCCATATTGATACCACGAACTTAAACCTTTTAAAACTTCCTAATCTTCATCTTCTATAAATATTAAAGTACTCCGGCAGTTGACATGGGCACTTGGGGCTTGTCCTGACCATCCACTTGTTTTGTCTACAAAATTTTCATCTAACCCAACAGTTTGACCATCAAGTCTTTTACAGATATTACTTGTTCTTGCATCATGAGCAGATACCCATTTCTTTTTGTATTTTAATCCGGAGCCCTTCATTGATAATAATTTTCCCTGGTTCTCAGCGTTATTTACCTCTGTCCTAGCAATCATTTCGGCTCGGTTATTTCCTACATTAAATACTTTTGTGACTCTGGCCTTTAACTTAACCAATCCTTCCCCATTAATGATTCCTCTGCTTAACTCTGCCTTCAGGTCATTTGATATCTCCTCGGTCATGTCCTTAATGTTATCAAATGTGTGGTCCTGGAGAAATTCCAAAGCCTTGTTATTCATTGGAACGTTCTTATCGATTTGTTTTTCTGATTCTTCCCATCCAAAGTTAAACTTAAAACTGATCACTTCATCAACTACCTTCTTGAATGTGAAAATGCTGAATATCTTTTTGATTATCCCTGGCAAATCATCTATACTCTTAATCTGCAATAACTGCTCAGGCTTGCCCTGGTCCTCTAATAATTCGAACACCCTCTCCTTATTGCTTTTTAGAAGGTCTGTTATTTGTTTCTTGAGTTTCTTCTCGGATGTGCTCATCTCTTCGTTTGACCCGAGTACCGTTGGTGAATCAGTTGTTTGCGCTTTCTTTTCTGTCCTGGCATCACAATATCCACCGATCCTTTCTTCATTCCCACACAATAAACATCTTGGGTGACCGTTTGGATGTGTCCACTTGGCCGGTTTAAATTTATGCCTTGCCATGTTCTCTGGCTTTACTTTGTTCAATTTGATTTTTTCAGTCTCGGCATCTGCTTCGGGATTATCTTTCTTCTTCTTGATATCATCTGGCTTATCTCCCTTAGCCGGCTTCCCGGTCATCTTGTCACGATTGTTTGCGCTATCCCTATTGATTTTGTCTGCGTCCTGTTGTCGGGGATCCCCTACGTTTATGTTCGTTCCCTGATTTGGACTTCTCTCTCCAACATTCTTGTCACCCCATTCTACATCATCTAATCCTTCTGCGTTACGCACTTCGTTGATTGTCTTAAGGTCTGATTCGGTCTGCAACTTGTAAAGGCCCCACTTCTTAGTTTCCTCATCAATATCGAAAATTTTGTATTTGTATCGGACTCCCTCAACTCCAAACTCCGGGATGATTTCCGTGTTGACGTGGTATTCGATTAATCTTAGTAAAGGATAAATGATTCGTTTCTTTGCTACGCTTGTCTGTACGATTTGGTTTGCTGAGCCTTTTGCATCTTCTGTGAATCCTAGTTCTGTGGCTGTAATCCCGAAGGCTCCCCACACTAGCTTTGACCACCACTTCTGGCTTTCGATAAGTTCTAGCTCCTGGTTTGTGAATCCTAATCTCTCGAACTTTGGCATCTTGTTAACCATTGGGAGTTTGTGATTTGCTCTCTTCCAGTTGCCCAAGTCATCCTGAACCTTTTGCTGCTGAATCCATTGTTGGCCGAATGTCTTAAGGTCCGTAGCATTCATCCCTTCTAATCCCAAGACTCCTGGAGGGATTGAGTTGTCGTTGAAATATTCGAGTTGACTCTCCACTGCGTAGATTAATGTCTGAACCGTCTTTGCCAAAACTTCCATACTGCTTCGGCCATATAAATTGTTGGTCCTAACTTTCTTCTCAAACCACACTATCTCTCGCCTTCCGAATGGGATTGGCCTTGCACCTGTGTTAAATCCATATTGAAAATACGCGCCCTCTTCATGCGCATCCTCAGCCGTCATCTCTGCTTGAATTGCTGGATAGTCCATGTGTTGGGTTTGTTCCTCTCCTTCCCCAAGAATGTTCTTCATTAAAATTATATCAGCTCTGCTCGTGTAAAATCCATAAGGATCCGGATTCTTTGTGAATGCCATTCCATCCCTTGCGCAAATCTCAACCATCTCTCCAAACATGTTAAAAATCTTCACCATGACTCCGGAGTTAAGTTCGAGTAAATCTGGCAGCATCATTCTCACGATCATTTCCCATGACTCTTTGTTTGTGTTTGGGTTCTCGAAGAAGTCCTGCACTCTCTCAACATCGGCATCCTTTCCTGGTACTGCATTTCCTGCTCGGTCCTCTGCTACGATTTCGTATTGAATGGAACACACCTCGTCGATGATTGCTGTCACACACATATCCACATAAATGCTGGCTGCTAGTTGTCTGTAATAATTAAGGTCTTTATATCTTGGATATCCGAATGGTGCTCTGTAGAAAAAGTTTGGAATGTATGCTTTTGGTTGGCCGTCTCTCGTCTCTTCGTAAACGGTCACTGCATTGCTTCCAGTTGGTTTTGGGTTGCTGGTTGCTTTGTTGTATGGTCCTATTGGTTGTCTTGTGTGCTGATTTGCTTGTTGGCCGAATGGTTGTAGAACTGATTTACTACCCGTTTCCCAAGGGCAGTTTGAAAATATTGAGGCTGATTTTCTTTCCATGAATGTGATATTAAGGTGGGCAACCTTGATGAAGTGCTGGTCTGGATAATAACTCTAATTAAAATAATTTTATAAACCTTCTTGCGAAAATCGTCAAGCGTCTATTCTACGAGAATCCTCCCATTAACCATTCGAACTTCTTTGCCATCGACTACCTTTGTTGTTATGACTCCTTCTCCAAAAACTTTTAATTTGTTATTTTCCTTGATGTTGTCAATTGGATCCGTAAAGGTCCAAGCCGATTCGTTTGGGTTAATCTCAAAATACATTCTCATCATCATCACGTCCCCTGCATCCGTTGACCTGCTAAGTGCGGCCGAGTCATGAAGCTCTTTCTTTGTTATCACTCTCATCTTCGCATCTTTGTCTGAGTCCATTTGCTTCATGACTTCTAAATCCTCAATAATTAATTCTTTGATGTTGATTGGCAGCTCCCTATAAATTCCAATCATCCCAGAGTTAACATGGTTTGCTAATTCGAACCAACACTGGCTTCTTAGGTTCTTGTAATTGTCCAGCCCCTCATCATCCGTGCTTTGCTTCTTTTTCTTTAGTGGCGCCGCGTTTGCTACGAATCCGATAATCTCCGGCATTTCTTTCTTCAATCCGAACCCCACCCCAATCTCATCCACTAGGCAATGGCTTCTTGGGATTGTTCTGCTTGTTAGTATCTCATCCAACTCACTACTCGACAGCCCTTCTGAAAATTGTAAAAGCTCAGTAATAAATAACCCATCCCAAATCGACACCATGCAACTATCCCTTCCGAATCCTGACTGGTCCACTATGCAATACTTCTTTCCTCGCTTGGCCTCATTTGTGAATAAATCAACGATTGAGTCGTAGTTGAATATCTTTGTTGGATCATCATCATACTCCCAATTCCCATTCAACAATCTCTCCCGGTTCTTTTTGTCTAGCTTCTTCAAATTCTCGATATAATGCACTGAGATAAATGGGTTGTCGTAAACACTCGCCGGCACGTATGCTTTGAAGGGTTCGAGTTCGTTGTCTCGCCACTTCTTATAAAAATCTCTATAAATAAAAGTCTTACAAGGATTGCTCCCCATCCCAATCTTTGGGATTAATCCGAACTCATCCAACTTGAACCTCATACGACTTCGAATGATTTGGTACGCCTGTTCAGTAATGTCACCCATCTCATCAATAAAGCCATCAGTATACTCGGTCGAACCAAGACTTACAAACTCAGGGTCACTTGGATATAAAAATAAGTCCTTAAGATATTCTTCGCTTCCATTCGAGAAGGTGATATAAGATGCCTGAGCATTGTAATTATAGTCTATACCCATTTGTAACCCCATTTTACTCGCAACTTCAAAAAATGTCAATAGTGTTGATGCTTTCAAATCTTTAAGACGTGCTCTCGCGAGAAATCCTCTGGAACCTTTATACTTCAATCTTCGTTTAATTTGCCAATAACATCCTGTAAAACTTTTAGATCCCCCGGCTGCGCCACCCATAAAGATTTCTGTGTGTTCATCATCATCTAGAGTATTAAGGATCTCACTTTGCTTTTGGCTTAAGGTTATTTTTCTTATCATCTTTGATTTTCATAATTGATTCTTCTTTCATTTTCTTAATTGTCTCATCACTCATGATTACTTCTTGAAAGGTTATACTTTGCTCTCCAGAATGTTCTATTTCCTGTTTTACTCCCCATCCTCTAGCCTTTCCCCGTTTGGAGTTGGTTAATATCCATTTCCCATCTGCTACATCTTTGTGTATTGTTGCGGAGACTGTGATGTTATCCTCGATTATATCCAATACGTATTCAGCCTCCGCCTCTAGGAGTTCTCTCATTTTTGGGTTCTTTTTTAGAAAGTGTCCAATTGCTGAACGTGTGACTTCCAGTTTCTCGGCTATTCTTGCTTGGTTTCCACCAGAATTCTTAAGTGCTTCCTTGAATGTTTTTATTGTTACTTTTGCCATAGTTTACTCCCAACTGCTTGAATCACGTTAGTAGTAACTGCATTTCCCATTTGCTTATATCTTTGTGTGTCACTCATTTTAACTCGTTCCCCTTTTTCATCTGTTCCGTATTCTGTCCATCCATCTGGAAATCCTTGTAATCGTTCACATTCGACTGGGGTGAGTCTTCTGATTGTTTTTCCATCTGTGACTCCATGGATGTCTTGTCCTGTGCAAGTGAAACTTGGTTCTCCTGGCTCTTTGAATCTTCTTCCGTTTTGTCGTTTTTCTGCTCTGTCTGGGGTGAGGACTGCTCTGATTTTTGGCATGACTCCACCACCTTGTCCTGTTGGGATTGTTGGGCTGATTCCCTCTGTTGAATAGACTCGTCTGATATTCTCGTGTCGCTTGTCCCATCCATCTTCTGTAAGCATTCCTTCGACTTTGATATATGGACTTCTGTGTGTTTGTGCTCCGACCCTAGAATCGATTGTAGGAGTAATTTGGGTTTGTGTGGTCTCTTCATTGCTCTCATTAACCCGGCAGTCATTTTCTCCGAAAGGAAGTATTTCTGGTCTAGGTTCTCCTCTAAGATTTCCGATAATGAGTACCCTCTCTCTGTTCTGGGGTACTCCGTGAAATTTGCTGTTAAGTACCATCCATTGAACTTCATACCCCAATTCATCCAGCGTTTGAAGGATGACTCTAAAAGTTTGCCCTTTGTCGTGATTGAGTAAGCCCTTGACGTTTTCGAGGAGTATAATTTTAGGTCTTTTAACTTTAAGAATTCGCGCAACCTCAAAAAACATAGTACCTCTAATGTCTTCAAATCCTCGGCGTTTTCCAGCGATTGAGAATGCTTGGCAAGGAAAACCTCCACAGAGCATATCAAAGTCTGGTAGTATCTCTGGCTGAATCTTGGTGCAGTCGCCCCAGTTCTTAACTTTTGGGAATCTGTATTTAAGGACTTGACTTGAGTATTTGTCCCATTCGGACATGCCGACACAAGTAAATGAGGGGCTCTGTCTATCGCGAAGCAGTGTTCCTTGCTCATCAGTGGGCCCGTTCCGCCTTTGTTGGTCTTGCTCGATTGGGGGAAGTGATTGAGGATTGTTGGCTGACTTGATAGTGTTGGTGCTATATTCTCCGAATTGTAAACTCTCCGAGTCATTTCGTATTCTACTTCTTTCTCGTAGAACTCCATCACTTGTTCGTCGTAGCGGTCGTCTAGTTTCAGAATTAAACTCAATTTCATCCATGTCTTTGGATTTGGTATTGCTCTGCTCTTGTCTGTTCGGAAGTAATGTTCCACTTGAGTTATTGGTTGGTTCAATATCTCCGCTATCTGTTTGTTTGTTAATCCTATTTTGTTCTCTCTGAGGTATTGATTGATTTCCACTGGTGTCTTGTGAGTTCGTTTCTTGGCTGTCATCTTCACCATTCCTATAACTTGCGGCTTCAAGTCCAATTTCGAACCCTCCGACTCCTGAGAACATTGAGAAGTATCTGATTTCATGCATATTTGTTGAATTTGTTGAATTTTATGTGTAAAACTCAAGAATTATTCTCCATATTTAACTCTTTTTTCGACCATTTTAGTTCGATTTTTCCTCTTTATTTTTATTAAATACTCTGTTTAGGAAGTCTTGCATGCTACTTCCGACTTTCATTGGGCTAATTTTTCCTATTTTTTCGTGTGTAATGTCTTCATCTAGGCTTTCGTTGTATTCTTTTTTACTCCAATCAAAATTCCAATCAAAATTACTCATAATGTATCCGCCTCTTTTATACCAAAAAAGTCACAAAACCAATATATTTGTGCACAGTGTCCTGCCAAACATTCTCTATCTTTACATTGTTTTTTATCTTTTTGCCAACTTCTAATCATATTGGTTACTTCATTTTTTATGAACTCGTCTAGTCCTTCCTCTATATCTTCATTATTGAACCACTCATCTGTTAATTCTTCAAATTTTTTCATAATTTTACCCCCTTCTTCCCGGTTGCATTTTCCTTTAATATTGAACGATATTCATAACCACATTTTTTAGAGCAAGTCATTTGCTTTAGATGTCCACTCTTTGGTCTGAATCTTATTTTACAATTCTTGCACGTTAGATATTTACCCATTTTACTATAAGGTATCCCGTGTATTTCTCCGTGACAGTTTGCGCATAAGCATTTTTGACATTTATAATTATCTCTCTCAAACACTTTCTCTATCCAATTTTTAAATTCTGTTGATTTTCTCATTAGTTTATTTTTTGTTGATTTTCTTCCTACCTTATCATAATGTTCTTTTATTGAGGCTTTCATTTTTTCTTTGCTTTCTTCTGATTGTTTTCTT